AACCGGTACACGTTGGTCGCGCCGGGGCGGCCCCCAGCGGACAGGTCGACGGTGAAAACCGCGGCCTCCGCACACAGTCGCCGGGCCCGCCGGACGGTCGCTGGAGTGACGCCCATGCGCCGGGCGATCGTCGCCACAGAGCACCAGGCCTCCCCGTCGGTGTTGGCGTAGTGGCCGAGCACCTCGGCCAGGTGCCGGGCGTGACCGGGGAGCTCGCAGCCCCCGCCGAACACCTCGCGTAGGTACTGGGACACGCGAGCACTCACCCGGTACCGTCCGGGGCGTTCGGGCGGTCCCGTTCGAGCAGTCGGCGCATCGCCCGTTCCGGCACTGGTGGCACGGGGCGGGGACGGGCGATGCGGGGCAGATGGGCCACGGCGATGCCGATCGCGGCGCCCGCGGCCAGGGCGAGCGCGGCTAGCACGCCTGGCGCCGTTCGGCTTCGTAACGGGCCACGGCGGCGCGGAAGGCCATCTCGGTCTCGATCTGAGCGCGCATGGCCCGCCGGAGCGCGGCCGCGGCGTCGTCAACGGCCTGGCGCGCGACGTGCCAGGCGTCGCGGGCGGCGTCCATCTCCAGCTCGAGATCGGCCCGGCGAGGGACATCGGTCCCTGATTGTTCGACCGTTTCGGGCATGTCGGCTCCGTTCATGCCGCGTCACCAGGCGCGGACGTAGTACAAGCACACTGCGATCCCGAGGTGATGACGTCGACCGGCACGCCGGTCACGAGCGCCCACGCCAGCAACGTGCGGCGGTTGCACACCATCTCGCCGCGCTCGAGGCGCGACACCGTCATCACGGTTACGTCCAGCTGCGCGGCAAGAGAGCGCTGGGTGTGGCCCGCATGTCGGCGAGCCGCCCGAAGCGCCCCCCCTCTCGCGCACGGCAAGCCACTGTAGTCATCTTGACTAGTCATGGTGTCTACGGTACGAGGCCTTGCGTCATCAGTGGTGGACCCTCGCTGACCGGTACGACCAGGCGATGCGCCGCCGTGGCCTGGCCCGACTGACCCGCGTCAAACGGCTCGCCGAGCTCGGGTCGTGGCTGGACTACATCGGGTCGTCATGGTGTCGTGGCGCGACCCACCACGACGTCGACGCGTGGCTGGATCGGCGCCGGTTGGCCAACAGCACGCGCACCGTCGCGGTGTCCAACCTGGCCGCGTTCTACCTGTGGGCCCGTCGCGAGGGTGAGTGCAACCACGACCCGACCGTGTTGGTCGAACGGCCGCGGGTGTCGCGTCGGCTCCCGCGGCGAGTCCGTGACGCCGACGTCGAGGTGTTGATCCACGATGCGAATCCGCGCATGGCGGCCACGGTCGGCTTGATGGTCGATGCCGGGTTGCGCTGCGCCGAGGTTGCGACACTCGAGTGGGTCGACGTCGACCTACATCGACGCACGATCCTGGTCCGTCACGGCAAGGGCGACCGCGACCGGCTCGTCGGCATGCCGGCGCGCCTGGTCCGGTTGCTCGCGGGGCTGGACGCCACACGGGGCCCGGTCATCGCGCCGGCGGCGACCGCCGGGGCGATCTCGCAGCGGGTCCGGTCCCACATGCGACGGCGCGACGTCATCGCGTCGGCGCACTGGCTGCGCCACACCTACGCGACTCGGCTGTACGAGGCGACCGGCGGCGACATCATGGCCGTGCAACTGGCGCTGGGCCACGCCCGCCTGACGACGACCGAGATCTACACCCACGTCGACCGCAACCGGGCCGTCGCCGCGGCGCAACGTCTCGACGGGTGAGATCACACCTCGGGTTCGTCCGGCGCGTCGCGCCCGGCGCGCCCGGCCTCGCCGGTGCGGTAGCCGAGGTACGACCCGACGACGCCGATGATGCCGCCACCCCAGCCGGTCAGGATCTGGGTCGCGTTCTCCGACAGGCCGGGCGTGTCGGAACGGACGGCGTCGTACATCACGGCGGCCACGATGAGCACCAGCGACACGGCCAGGCCGATCGCCAGGACCAGGGCGATGGCGTCGCGGCCGCGGCCGCGTGAGCTGGCCGACATCGACATCGTCATCGCTAGGCGCGCGCCTCCAGCGCGGCCAGCCGGTCGTTCATCTCTCCGCACAACGTGCCGATCTGGCGGACCAGGTCGAGGGTGTCCTGCTCCAACGCGGCGGCCGGGGCCAGGGATCCGCCCGGGTACTGGAGTTGCTGGGACCACACCATCTGGGCGGTCAGGGTGGCGACTTGGGTCATCTCGTCTGCGGTCATCGGGGGATCCTCCGGGGTTGGGGTGGGGCCGTAGCCGGCGCCGCGGCGGTTCGCTTCGGCGCGCATGTCGGCGAGTGACCAGGTGCCGCTGGAGTTGGTCGAGCGGGGCCGCCACGGCCCGGCGACACAGTCGGCGCGCGCCGGGTCGATCTTGCGGTTGGTGTAGCCGTCCCCGGCGCCCAGGGCGTGGCTGATGATGTCGTCGGGCCGGTTCCCGGCGAGCCCGTTGAGCACCGCGGACAGGGCGAACAGGGCGTCGATGGTGGCGACGGACCAGTCGCCACCGGCGCCGCCGACACCGGAGTTGGCGACTTCGATCTGCCAACCGCGGGTGTTGCCGCCGTCGGCCGGGATCGTGCCACGCGAGAACGACGCCGGGCCGCCCTTGCCGGCGCAGTTCGACGCGCCGGCGGCGATCGGGTAGCAGATCCCGGCCCGGTCGATGAGCCAGTTGCCGACCGGGGCGTCAGGGTTGCCGTTGATCATGTACGACAGGTCGTTGGCCGGGGACGTGTTCGACGCGGTGTGATGGTGGAACGTGCACAACGGCGCAGCGGGGAACCCTCCGCTCGAGCGGGCGCGGCGTTCCCAGCCGGCGCACACTGACGGCACCTGGACGTTCAGGCCGGCGGCGCGGGCGGCGTCCACCATCTGGGTGTAGTAGATCCCGGTCACACCAGCGCCCCCTGCCGGCGCAGCCACCCGATGACCACGCCCATCAACGCGATGCCGACCTGACGGTCGTCGGCGTCGAGGTCCTCCCAGGCGGCCAGCCGCGACGACGCGACGTAGCGGCGGGCGTTGTGCAGCGTGCGGGCCAACGTCTCGGGGTCATCGGGTTCGGCCGACACGATGTAGCTGACGATCGTGGCCCCGAGCGCCAGGGCGAGGTCCTGTTCCGGGCCGCTCAACTCGTCCCACGTCGGCAGGTCCGCTGCGCCGGCCAGCGCGTCGAGCTCGCGGCGCAGGTCGTGCAGCCGGTAGGTGACCTGTTCCGGGGCCGGCGGTTCGTGATCGAGCGCGTCGTCCTGGTCCCAGTCCCCGAAGCTGCTCACAGCGGGGGATGGGCGGCGACGGCGGCCAACAACATGCCGTCGGTGATCACCGACGGATCTCCGCCCGGGTTCGGGTTCCCGGCGATGACGGCCGACTCGAACGGCGGGGCGATCGACGGGTCGGCGGCGATCGTCCAGCGCCGGCCCCACATCGCGCCTTCGGGGTTGGGCGCGCCTTCCGACGCGTAGGCGCCGGTCAGGCGACGTTGGAACGGCACGTCATCGGCGCACTGGGCGATGGTGGCGAACGACATCGGGAAACCTCCAGGGGTTAGGGCGGGGTCGGGGCGGACAACGGCGGCGCCAGCCACACCGCCGAGATCCGCGAGCCGGCCAGAAACGAGCATTGGGCGCCGGCCGCGTAGGCGTTGATCTCGAAACGGACCGGGCCCTGGGCAGGGACGTCGACGTAGTCGACGATCGAGATCGTCTGGGTCTGGCCGGCGCCGATCGACTGTTGCGGCCAGCCGCCGACGTCGGCGTTGGCGGCGCGCAGGCGGGTCACCAGCACCGACGCCACCGTGGTCTGCAGCACCGCGGTCCCGGCGATCAGCCAGGTCCCGGCGAGCGCCGGGTTGACGTCGACGGCGGCGACGGTCCCCCAGGTGTCGGCCGGGGTGATGTCGGTCGTCGAGCGGCGGGCCCCGTAGGCCTGGGCGCGCAGAAACCGGATGTAGTCGGCCAGATCGACGACGTAGTGGGTGATCTCCTGGGTCCAGTCGGAACGGATCGGGGAGCCGGGCGCCGGGACGTTGTCGAACGGACCGATGACGATCGGGGGGTTGGCCATGTCAGTACCTCCACACGTTGTTGGGGTCGACCTGGTCCCACACGTAGATCGTTCGGTCCCACAACTCGACGGTGCGGTAGTCGACGGTGCGCGACAGACGGACGTGTGACACCCACGTCTCGGGGGTCAGGTTGTGGGCGACCGCCAGGGCGATCGAGGTCACGTCGAGCGTCGCCGGGTCGCCGTTGGCGTCGGTGAAGTCGTGGATCACGTTGACCCGGTCGCCGCGCCGCAGCCCGGTCGTGAAGTCGGCCACCGCGGGCTGGTGCGGGTCCAGGCCGTACAGGTCGAACCCGTTGACGGCCATCGACGGCGTCGACTGTTGCCCGATGAGGTAGGCGGCCAGGGCGTCGCCTTCGGCCTGGGTCGTCCACTGGTCGGGGTCGGGATGGGTGAGCACGAAGCGGGCGTCCCCGGCCCACAACGTGGCGTCAACCGACGCCTCGGCGATCAGGCCCGCCACGTTCACCAGCCGTACGACGGTGGCCAGTCGTTCGTCGTCGGAGGCCGCTTCGGGGTCCCACACGACGACGGGGACGGTGCACACGTTGTCGGACACCGTCCACACCCGGTCCTGGTCGTCGCGCCCGGCGCGCCAGAGCCGGTCGCGGTAGTGCAACGACCCGTCGGCGTCGCCGTAGAACAGGCCGCCGTCGGACAGGGCAGCCGTCTCGATCAACTCGAGCGGGGCGTCCGTCGTCGCCGCGGTCGACAAGGTGACGTTGCCGACGTCGGCGACGACCGGATCGACGTACTGCGCGGTGGCGGCGATGGACAGGATCCGGGCGCGCGGGGTGTCGCCGGGCGCGCCGGGGGTCCACGGCCCGATCGGCTGGGCCAGCGCAGCGAGCCCGTCGAAGGCGACGACGGTGACGGTGCCGTCGGCGTTGACGGTCCACGAGGCGACCCGCCCGGAGAACATCCAACGTTCCTCGGCGGTGTCGACGTTGCGCCAGTAGGCGGCGAAGCGCCGCCCGGGCGCCCAGTACACCAGCCGGCCGTCGGCCGACCACGGCGTGTAGGCGCCGTCGGCGTTGGCCAACGTCAACGTCGCCGAGACCGGCGGGAACAGGTACAGCTCGTCGGGTTCGCCGGGGTCGACATCGAGCGTCACGAAGTCGCAGGCGGCGTCGGTGAACCCGCCGCCGACGAACGGGGCGTCCCACACCCGTTCCGGGTCGTCGTCGTCCCACACCACGTCGGGGTCGGCGTCGTCCCACACGTAGGCGGCCTGGGGCAGCACCTCGAGCGCGATGACGGGGCGCCACGGCCGCCAGCGGGCCAGCGGCGCGCCCGGCGCGAGCGGGTGCGGTTCGACGTCGGGGATGGCGACGTCGCCGGTGCGGGTCATCGGCTGAACCGTTGGTACAGGCCGCCGGAGCGGCGCGCCGCCTGTCGGGCGGCGGTCAGGGCGTCGCCGCGGAACCCGCGCGGCAGATGCTGGGTCACGTTCACGACCGACGCCGCGGCGGGCGCGGCCGCCGACGTCGCCCCGACACCGACCGTGACACTCACCGGTTTCCCGAAGATGTTGCCGGCCAGGTTGTTGACGTTGAGTTTGCCGGTCACCTGCACCGGGGCCCGGCTGTAGTAGCCCTCGGCGTCGGCCTTGACGCCGGCCAGGTCGCCACGGTCGATCTTGTCCAACGTCGAACGCACCTGGGCCGGGTTCGCCTTCGCGGTTTGGGCCAGATCGATGATGTCGGACTTCAGGTCGAGCACCTCGTCCGCGGTCAGGCCGACGCCCTGGGCGGCGTTGTCCATCGCGGTTTGGATCGACGTCTGGACCCGCAACATGTCCTGGTCCAAATCGACCGCGCCGCGCAGACGGTCGAACGCGTCGGAGGTGCGTTTGGTGGCGTCCTCCAGTCGTTTCTGGGCGGCGGCGGTCTCATCGGCGTCGCCCGCCTGGCCGCGCAGGGCGTCGCCGGCCCGCTTGGCCCGGGCGTCCTGCACCGCGATCGAATCGTTCGCCCCGTCAATCGAGGCTTTGGCGCCCAGGATCGATGACGACAGGACGTCGTAACGCGACTGGGCCACGGCGGCCTGCACGTTGTTGTCGTACTGGCGGGCGGTCACGTTCTCCTGGGCGCGGGCCAGCTCGTCCAGGGTGTCGCTCTGACCGGACAGGAACCGGGTCAGCGACTCGACCGGGATGCCCAACTGTTGGGCGGCGTCGTAGGCGTCGCCGTAGTCCTCGACCAGTTTCTCCCCGGCGGCCTTGAACTTCTGGTCATCCAACAGTTCGTTCAGCTTGCGTTGCTGCTCGATGACCTTCTGTTGTTGCTCGGCGGCCTCCGCGGATTTCTGCGAGAAATAGCCCCACAGAGTGGCCGCAGCGGTGATCGCGAACCCGACCCCGCCGATCGCGCCGACCATCTGGTCGGCGGAGATCCCCAGCTTGGGGGCCAGCCCTTCCATGATGTCGCCCATACCGTCGAACACGCCGGCCAGATCCGACGCCTGGGACGACACGTCGCCGAGCGGTCCGGTCAGATCGGCGATCGCGTTGGCCCGCGGGCCGCCACCGCCACCGCCGCGCCCGACGTCGTCGAGTTTCTCGCCGGTCGACTTCGCCTGGGCCTCGAGCTTGTTGAGATCCCCGAAGATGTCGGCCAGCGGCCCCGACGTCTCATTGGTCAGGCGGGCCGTGATGGTGGCGTCGGTGCCGTCGAGCTTGTCGCGGGCGTCATCGACGTCGCGTAGGCCGCGGGTGGCGTCGTCGACGTCGGCGTCGGCCTCCACCCGGACGTCGTCGTGATCCTCCACCCGTTCGGCGGCGTCGGCGACGTCGTCCAGCCCTGACACCGCCTTGTCGGCGCCGGTCAGTTCGACATCGACCTGAACCTTCTCCGCCATCGGCTACCGCACCACCCGGGCGATTTCGTCTGTGACGATTTGGGGGACGGTGCGCTGGAGCTCGGTGACGACACGGCGCCACGCCCGACGGCCCCGCGACCCCGGATGCTTCAGGTACAGGCGGGCTTTGTTGCCGCGGTGTCGGCGCGGGATGCGGTGGGGGCGGGTGCCGGAGTTCAGCCAGAGCCAGCCGGGGACGGTGCCCTGGACGCGGAACGTGGCCGTGGAGGCGGACAGCTTCGGGTGTTGGTTGCGGGCCATCCGCACGGGGAGCCCGGCGTTCTTGTGGCCGCGCATCGACGACACCGGCGCGGCGGCGGTGACGATGCGGTCGGCGGCGTCCTCGATGCGTTCCAGCGCGTCGGCCGGCAGGGCGGCCAGGTCGTCGGCCAACCGGTGCAGGTTGGTCGACGCGGTCACGACACCTCGGCCAGTTCCTCGTCGTCGGCGGCCGCCAGAGCGACCACGGCCGGCGCCACCGTCGGCTTGTCGACAGCCGGCCAGGTCGCCGTGGTCGCGGCGGCCGAGCCGTCACCGAACACGCCGCCGTAACCGCCCGAGACCATGAAGAACTGGCCCGTCATCGCCGAGTTCGTCACATCGGCGGCGTTCGGGATCAGCTGCACCCACACCGGTTCGGTGTCATGTTCGAACGCGAACCGGGACAGCGACTCGGTGTCGTCGCCGGCTGTCCAGTCCTGCAGCCAGGCGACGTCGAGCTGCCAGCCGGTGGTGCCGGGGGCGTTCGTCGCCGGTGCACACCCGGTCGGCGGGATGGTGACGGTGGATGGGACCGGGGTCAGCACCGACGAGTTGAGCTGACATTCCACGGCCAGGCCGGCGGTCAAGCCCGCTTGGGTGGTGGCGATCTTGACGGTCGGGCGGGTCCATTGCATCAACACACGGGCCATAGTCGGGGTCCTTTCAACAGGCAGGGTTCGGGATCTGGCGGGAGTACGTCAGGGTGTAGGCGGGGATCGGGTCGACGGCCGGAGACGGCGCCCACACCCCGGGGTCGGCCGGCGCCCACCCGAGCGCGGCCAGCACCGTTTCCACCATCGCCTCGAGCGCGGCGAGCGCGGCGGCGTCGCCGGGCGGAGCCACGATGCACCGCACCGGGATGTCGACATCCCAGCCGCCGACCCCGGCCGCGGCGCGCCAGCGACCGGCGTCCACCAGGATCATCGGGGGCAGCGCGGCGGGGTCGATGGTGGCCGGCGGGCCGATCGTCGCGGCCATGGCGGCGCGGGCGTCGCCCATCGCGCTCACCACCGCCACCGCGACCACGGCGCGCGCCGTAACAGGGCCAAGGTGGTGCCGTCGGGCGGGGCGTCGACCGCTGCTCTGCCGATCCCCAACAGCCGGCGGATCTGGCCCATCGACCCGCCCGGCGGCGTGAAGTCGGCGAGGTCACTGAACGACGGGTAGCCGTCGACGGCGGCCCGTTCGCGCCACAGCGCCACCGCGTACAGGGTGGCGCCGTAGGTGATGTCGGGCGACGGCGCGACGGCGTCGTCGGCGTCAGGGTCGTCGTAGCCGGCCTCGCGCCGTTTGCGGTACGACCAGGCGTTCGCGGCGTCGACCGCGAGAGACAGGTACTCGTCGTCGACCGGGGGCGCGGCGGACGGCCCGAGCGCCAGGCGGACCAGTTCGGGCGACGTCCACGCCGGCATCGGTCACGGGCCGGCCGGGACGGTGGCCTTGACGATGGCGCCGGGGAACTGGATCCCGCACGCCCCGTAGCCGTACACCGCGATGTCGAGCCCGAGCTGGCCGACATTGATCGCCCGCAAGCTGAACGGCGTCCCTGGCAGGTCGTACCATGTCGCCGCGTTGCCGAGCATCAACAGCGCGGTGGCGGCCGGCATGTTGGGGTCGACGGTGATCGTCAGGCCGCCCATCGTCTGGGTCGGCATGAACCCGCCGAAGTTGAGGGAGCCGTCCCAGAACACCGGGATGTTGTCGGCGCCCTTGATGCCCATCGACGACACGCCGAGATCCCACGACACCAGCGCGACCATCTGGCCGGCCGGGACCATCGCCGGGTCGAGCTCGGCGAACATCGCGGCCAGGACGTCGGGCAGCGTCGCCCCGGCGGCCACCGTCGCCGCGGTGGCGGCGGCCAGCAGCGCGGTGATCGTGTAGATGTCGATGCGGGTCGCGTAGTCCAGGCCGGCGGCGCGGATGTAGTCCTCGACGAACGACGGGGCCCCGAAGTCCAGGGTTTGCTGACTGATATCATTTCCAGTCGCAAACGTTTTTACGGGGACGCTGACCGGTCCGATGGAGACCGGCGTCGAATTGATGGCCTGTTTCTCGGCCGTCTGCACGGCCACCGTCGGCAGTTTCGTCCACTGGTTGAACGTGACGTTCGGGTAGTCGCCGCGCTGCAGGTCGCCTTGGCGGATCATGTCGACCGCGGGGGAGCCGTGATGCACGATGTCGACCAGTTCGGCTTGGTAGGCGGGACGGAACGCCGAGCCGACGTTGTCGGTCCCGACCAACGTCACGTCGGCCAGGGCGGCCTCGATGGCGCCGACGTGGGCGCCGGGCGATGTCACGACCCGCATCAGTTGCGGGCCGTAGCGCATCGGGTCGGCCTGGGCAGCCAACACCAGCCGGGACAGCCCGCGGATGTCGACCGTCTCGAACGGATGACGGGCGGCCGGCGCCCGACCGCGCCCGGCAGGGACGCGGCCGGCGCCGGCCAACACCGGGACCTGTGAAGGGGAATGGTCAGACGGTGCCGGGTTGTCCGGCTCGATGTCCGGGTTCGGCTCGGCGTCAGGGTCCGGGGCGTCCGGGGCGTCGGGGTCTTCCGGCGTCGTCGCGGTCGGGTCCAACAGGTCAGGTGGCATGGTTCCTCCCGGATTGGGTGAGGTCGCGGCGACGCGGTCGACGGTGGCTCCGCCGAACGCGCCGAACGTCAGCACGGACAGTTCCTGCCAGTCGGCGGCGCGCACGCGCAGCACGCCGTCGGCGTCGTAGTCGGCGTCGATCGGCACGGCGCCGACGGAGAACATCAACGGCACCCCGTCGGCGGCCAACACCATGACGTCGTCGCCGGACGCCACGCCCGGGGTGACGCGCGCCGTGGCGTCGATGTGGGTGCCACGGTCGGCGGCGTCGACGACGTGGCCGATCGGGCGGGTCCGGTCGTGGTCGCGCAGCAGGACGGGTCGGGCGGCGGCGTCGATCGAGCCCGGCTCGAACAGCACCTGACGGCCGTCGGAGACGGTGCCGACCACGCCGTAGGGGATCGCGGTGCCGCCGATCGTGCGGGCACCCGACGGCCCGGCCGCGCTGACGGTTCGGAGCGGGAACGACGTGCGGATGATGTCGGCCGGGCCGGCGGCGGTGATCACGTCGGCACCTCCTCGGGGGCGGTCGTCTGGGTGTCACCGACGGTGTCGTCATCGCGGATCTGGAGATCGTTCGGCGACTGCGCCGAGTTGGCGGGCGTCGTGAACGGGTTTCGCAGCCACACGTTCAGGTCGAGCCGGATCAAGGTGCCGCGCGGCGTGACGTTGGGCCCCGACAGGGTCTGTTCGATGCACGCCACGTAGGGGGCGGCGCCGAAGTCGACGAGGTCCTGGCGGGCCTGCTGCCCGTTGAGGTAGGTCATGCCGGTCCCGGCCGGCGCACCGACGAGGTACGGCGGGATGTTGGACAGACGCGCCAGCTCGAGCGCCTGATATGTGCGGCCTTCGACCAGTTGCATCTTCGACGCGTCGACGTCGATCTCGCGGTAGCGGACATGTTTGTTCGTCGCCGCGGTGGTGTTCAGGCGGCGGGCCAGGGCGAAGTCGTCGGCCAGCTTGCGGAGCTCGTCGGACGTCAGATCCTCTGACCCGTCCTGTTCCTCGAGGATCCCCGTCGGCAGCTCGGTCCCGGCGAAGCGGTCGGCGGCGCCGTCGAGCTGCAGGGCGATGGAGATGGCCCGGCCGCCGTTCGACAACAGCCCCTCGATCGGCGATTGGAACTGCACGATGTCGCGCAACTCCACCCGTTCGGGGCGCCCGCCGTTGTAGTCGGGGTCGGTGACCAGCGCGTGGTCGTCGCGGACGTCCAGGCCGCCGGGCGCGACCCGCCGGAACGTCGCCGGGAACGTGTCCGCGAACCGTGACGTGACCCGCCAGTGGGCGACACCTTCGAACATCAGGTCATCGGCCGTCCACCCCAGCAGCCAGGCCCGCGTACGGTCGGGGTCGGGCCGGTCGAACCATGACACCGGCGGCGTGCGGGCCTCGATCGCCGGAACCTGACTGAAGTCGAGCCGCCACATCGTGATCGGCAACTGGGCGATCGCTCCGCAGATGAGGTCCCGGGCCCGGGAGATCGTCGGCAGGGTCATCGCCGCGTCGCGGGTCATCAGCCATCCGGCGACGGCGTCGACGTCGAACGGTTGCAGCGGCGGCCCGAACCCCCACGGCGGGATCGACGACACGACCCCGGCGACGCGCGACACCGCCACCGGCGCCGCCGCGGTGATCGACGGGGTCGAACGCTCTAATGCCAGGGCGTCGGACAGGCGTTCGAGGAACCGGCCCATCGGCGGTTACGACGTGGGGACGTCGGCGGTGGTGACCGGCTTCAGGCCGGGCGGGTTGGCGGCGTCGGCCGTGACGGCCGCCGTGGCGGCGTCGGCGGCCTCCCGGTTGAGGTCGGTGAGGTCGATGTCTCCGGCGCGCAGCCGCGCGGCGGGACCCTTGTCAGGTGTCTTGGTGGCCACGCCCGGGGATCATGCGGTGACATCGCCCGTGACATCAACGGATGCGGCCCGGATTTGCTCCCGGACGGCCGAAACCGGCTCCCGGGTACCGAGATGGCCCTCGAGCCGTCCGGGGCGAATCTGGTGCCTCGGCGGCGACGACGACGGCGGGGCGGCCGCGCGGCGCCGACGTCGCCGCGACCCATGCCGCCAGGGTCACTGCGACCAGCGGCGAGATGTCGACGCCGGAGCGGGCCCGCGACCACAGCCAGGCGTCGCCGAGCGGGCGCCGCGCGGCGCCCATCACGGCGTCGTCGAGGACGGCCTGGGACCGGTGGGCCAGCGTGGCGGCGGCCAGGCGGTCGACGAACGCCCCGCAGGCGCGGGCGTGGTCCCCGGCGCCGATCGGTGTGACGGTCAGCCCGGCGCGGGTGAGCTCGGACACCGCGGCCGCGGCGACCAGGGAGTCGGCGACCAGCCGCGCGCCTCGGTGGGTCCGTCCGACGGCGCGCACGGCGTCGGCCAGCCAGGCCACGCCGGGCCGCCGGTCGACCACCTCCACGACCACCCGCGCGCCCGGCGCGGCTGACTCCAGCCCGGCGACCGCGATCGACGCGCTGGAGCGGTCCCCGGCGACGTCGAACGCCACCGCGCCTACCCGCGCCGGGGTGGCGCGCGGGTGGGCCGCGGCGCGCCAGGCCTCGAGGTCGAGCCCGGCGGCGGCGACGACGTCGGAGGGGCGGGGCCACACGTTGAGGTAGGCCCGTTCGAACGCCGCGTCTTCCTGGCGGACCGACCATTCGTGCTCGAGCACCGTCATCGGGAAGGCGATCCCGGCCGTCGGATGCGACCGGGCCCACACCGCGGGGTTGCCGGGGTCGTAGTCGGACGCGGCGGCGTCGGCGCCGTAGTCGAACATCGCGACGCCCGGCAGGGCCTGGGCGCCGGCGGTCAGCCAGCGGTCCCACCAGGTCGACTCGATCGTGCCACCGGCCGACACCAGCCACGTCTGGCGCCACGGGCGCGTCAGTTGCGCCGGGGTGATGCCGGCTTCGACGTCTTCGCCGCGGGCGATGTCGAACGCCCAGCACTCGTCAACGGTGACGGTGTCGGCGTTCGTCGAGTGGAGCCCGTCGGCGTTGGGGGCGAACAGCTGGAGCCGGGAGGAGCCGCGCCGCTTGTGGATCCCCTCGGAGCCCTGGGACTTGCGGAGCCGGTACAGGCGGGTCAGCGGGTCGATCATCGGCGCCCACTCGTCGCGGAACAGGCGCGCCGCGGTCTCGCGCCGGTTCGCGGTGTACCAGCAGCGGGCGTCGGCGATGATGTCCATCCGGTCGAGATTCGCGGCGAGGGTCAGCGTCGTCTTGCCGGCGCGCCGGGGGACCGACACGATCACCGTGCGGTACCGGAACCCCACGCCGTCGTCGGCGAGCTCCCCGGCGACGTCGGCCACATCCCACTGCCACGGGTACGGCGCGGCCCTACGTAGGCGGGTCAGGTGGGCCAGCGTCGTTGCGGACGTCGTCGGCCGATCGGGATCGCGCGGCGTCGCGAACCGCGGTTTCGAGCCGGGCCAGTTCCTCGTCCCAGCCGACGTCGCCGGCAGCGTCACGACGCGACCCCCTCAGCTCGAGCAGGACCGGCATCAGCCGGCCGGCCAGGTGACCGACGGTGTACCGGTTGCCGTCGGTGTCGACCACCTCGGCGTCGATGGCGTCGGCCAGCGTGCGGGCCAACCCGATCAGGCCTTCGTCGACCGGTTCGATCTGGCCCATCGCCCGCTGGGCCCGGAGTTGCACGTCGACGGCGCGCCGTACCCGCGCCACCGGTCGGCCGTCGGGCCCGATCCCGGGAAGTCGGCCCTGGCCGGCCGTCATCGCCGGCCGATGTTACGCGGCGGCCGGCGCCGGGCGCCGGGGGAGAGAATCCGGACGCCGGCGGCGTCCAACGTCGGATCGCGATCCAAGAACCCGGAGCCCGGCGCGAGCGCGGCGCGCGACGACGCGCGCCGTCGACGGTTCGCGATCGCGGCCCCCCCCGCCGACTGGCACCGACGGCAGCACGGCAACAGGCGACAGCACCCGGACCCGCGGACGTGGACGTGATCCGCCAGCGCCGGCAGGTGGTCGGGCGTGACAGCCAGCGCCCCACACCACGAGCAGGCATGCTCACCTCGAGCCAGCACCACCAGCGCCGCCCGGTAGGCGGGGTCGTGGTAGGCGGGGTCAGCCACGCTCGCCCGTGTCCCCGTCGTATATCACGAGCAGGACCGGGGATCCGGGCGGCGACGGGGGCAGCCCGGCGACGGCCTCGTCGGCGTCGGCCTCCAGGTCCATCCCGGGCGTCAGGTACCGAGTGGTCAACAGGACGCCGGCCTCGTCGTAGACGTGGACAACCAACCCGCCCGGCGCGCCGCCGGGCGGGATCGACGTGGGCCCGACGTGCGGGCCGGGCCATCGTGGGATCACGCCCGGCCCCCGCGCCCGTCCGGGCGGACGGTTACGGGCGCGGGGGTCGGCGTCGAACCCCGGCCCGCCAGTCCCGCATGTACGCGGCGTGAGCGGTCGGGTTGGCGTGGCGGTTCACGGTCTCCCCGTACCAGCGGCCACGACCCGACGGCGTCGGGACGCCCTGGGCGTTCAGTGTGCGGGCCACGCCGTGCCACGAGATCCCCGCCGCGCGCAGCGCGGCGATGATCGGCCGTGCCCCGCCCGTCACCACGATGTTGACGGATCCCGGCGACGGGGGGGCGACGGCTCTTACCAGTCCGGCGGTCAGATGGGCCGGCAGCTGAAGCTGTTCGTGGCGCGCCACGGACCACCAGCGTATTCGTCATCGGGTCCCCGGCAGCAGCCAACAGCGGAACTGCGGGCCGTCCGTCGACCGGCAGTCAGGTTCCGTGGCTGATGTGGCCACAACAGCGACAGCCAGGGCCACGGCGCGCCGAAGGCGGGTCACGCCCGTACCCGTTCCCGTTCGGCGTGAACGATCGCCCGTGCCACCTCGCGGCGCCGAGCTCGAGCGACGTCGCCGGTGGCGTCGTCGGCGGGCCGATGGTCAGGACATCGCGTGTTGTGGTCCCAGGGGTCGACCCGCGCGTCACAGCCGGGGGCGTTGCATCGGTACCACGTCATGGGCGCCCAGTGGTCGGGGAAGAAGGTCGCGCCCACGTCATCATCGTTACCCATGAGGTCCGCCAGTCGCACGCATGTTCGCCCTGCGCTCGTCGTCAGCTGCAGCGCGCCACAGCGCCCCGACGTCGCCAACCGGTGGGTACCGCGCGACTTCTATGGACCCTTCTTGGATCTTCGTCGCGCGCTGGCGCGCGGGGTCTCGCGCGCTGGCGCGCGGGGTCTCGGCCGGGGGCGGGGCCGGGGAGGGGGGCGGTGTCCCACCCCCCC